GTCCGGCAGCAGCTCATCAGCCGTGCGCGGATCAATCTGGTCCAGCAGATCGCCCGCGCGCTGGTCTACCCTGGCCAACTCCTCGGCCAGGCCGGCCAGCAGCATGGTCAGCACCGCGCCAGGCTCCCGCGTCCAGGCGGCTCCCTGGGGCAGCAATGCCTGCAGCTGGCTCAGGTAATTATCAGAGGTCATGCCCATGTAATAGTCCCCATCACAGCCAGCTCGCCGGCGGCCATGGCTACATTGGCGGCAGGAACGGTCAGGGTATGATCGGTTTCGCCGGCAGCCACACTGATGGCCTCGTTAATCTGCGACAGATAAATCGTACCGCCAGGCTCCCCGTCCCGCAGGATCAGGTCTGCCAACTCGGCAATAATCGCCGTTTTTACGGCGTCGGTGGCCGGCGTCACGGCAATGGTAAAATCAACCTCCACGGCCGTGGGCGCCATAACCGTCACCTGGGCCGTCACCGGCCGCAATGCATCGATATAATCCTGCACATCGGAAACCTTGGCGGCATCCGGAATAATGGGATCCAGATCATCGCAGACGAAGAAAACACCCACGGTGCCCTCGCCTAAATATAATGGTTCGACCCACACCCTGGTGACGCCTGCCACCTCCATTGCCCACAACTCATAATCGCTGGCCTTTCCTCCATGGGGTGGATTCTGGATGCGGGCAATAACGCGCCCGCGCCAGTCCTCAACGTCCTCGATATCCGTGCCGCCGGTCAGCCCGCCGGTGTCCACGGTTGCCGAGCTGTCACAGCCGGCAATGGGATTTACCAGCGTCAATGTGCTGGCCGCCTCGGTGTTGCCGTCTTCTCCGGCCTCAACAGCGGTAACGGCAGCGGTAATCGTGCCGGCTGCCAGCGTCGCCTCGGCGTCCGTGGCAAATTCCACGCCGTCCGAGCGCGTCAGCAAGGTGCCTGCGGCAATAACCGTCCCTGTGGTGCCGGTGAAAACAACATCTCCACCAGCCTGGGCCGGCTGTTTGCGGGGCACATCCCAGATGGCGGCATGCCTGGCCAGCATCTCCTCGTCAGCCAGATCAGGCAAAATCTGCTCGGCAACCCAAACCAGATAGCCATAGAGTCCATGCACTGCGCCTGCCTGCGCCCGCCCCAGCACGGTCAGCACCTGCCGCCGCAGCCGGGCATCAGCGCCTGGCAGGCGGCTCTCAATATCAGATGATATCCTGTTTATAATGGTCGGTAACGATGGTCGTTCAAACGGCATTGATTGCCTCCCAGAGATTATTAAATCGAAAGGTCATGGCGGTGCCGTCAGGGCGGACAATCTTACCCTGCAGCGCCAGCACGCCCATATCTATCCACTCTGCCGCTGTTGATACTGATTTGGCAATGCCGTCATCGACCAGCCACTGCAGGGCATCTGCCGCATATTTCTCCGCCCGGCGCGCCGTGGCAGGAAGCTGTTTTTCCCTACCAAGCAGCCAGAGGTGTGAGCCGACCAGATCGCCGTCCACCTCGGCATAGGCGTCTCCCCACCAGCCGCGCCGGTCCGCTGAATTATCCGGCAGCTCGTCGCCGGCATCGGCCAGCCTGTCGGTGAACAGGGAGATGATCACCGCCGTATAGAGGCTGTCATCCGTGGCCAGCGATCCCAATTCGACGGAAAAATCGAATATACCGTTAATATAGGCGAGCTTGGCGTCCATTACTCCTCCGGCACCGTATATTGCACTTCAGGGCAAAAAACAGACTCATCAAGCTGCTGGGTGACAGCCTTGGCGGCAAACCAGTATGTTTTCCCCCTGGCCAAGCCATTGATGGTTATCCGGCAGCAGGATGCCAGATCCGGGCCGCAGATAACATCTCGGCACATGGTGTAAACGCCTGGATGCGTGCCGCGGCACACTCGATAACCAGCCAAATTAGGTTCCCTGTTCGGCGACCAGGAAAAAGACGCCTCGGCCGCCAAGGAAATTCCCGCCGCAATTGCCACCCAGAGACATATTAATGATATGATCGTTTTCATCACATCTCCTGGTTGGGCGGATCAGTCGGCCCGCTCGTGTTGTTTTCGTCATGGGTATGGCTATTGAAAATTGCCCGCATGCCGGCCATGGACCTGCCTATGGTGTCGCACAGATCCGTGATGTCGCCGGTCACCTCAAACAGCGGCGCAGCCACCCGGACCTTGCCGGTGGTCTGCAGCTCGATGACGTTGTCCCGCTTGAGGATAACCGTCTGGCCCTGGTCGTCATAGATGGCCACCTCGCCCTGGGTGAGACCTTTCAGCCGATAGCGCCTGTCGTCAACCTTGATCACCGCGCCATGGTCCGTGTTGCCGCCCAGGGCCAGGACAATGGCCTCTGCCCCTGGCAGCGGATGCGAGGTAAAGCCGTAATCCTGCCAGCGCTCCACCCTGTCCCGAACCTCGTCGCTGAATATGGCCAACTGCACCTCCTGCAGCATGGTGTCGTCATTGATCAGCCTGACCACGGCCCGGCGGGCCAGCAGACGCACCCTGCGGGAAATGGGAGCCAGCAGCTTGGACACCATCCGGCTTACCATACCGTGCTCCCGTCATCCGTTTCCGGTACCGCCAGCAGCTTGAAGCCTTCCGGCCGGCACAGCTCTATCACCGTGCGGCTGCCCTTGTCGTCCAACAGATAGGTGGTTGAGACGATAAGCATCTCGATAAGCTGCTCGCTCTGCAGCAGATAAGGGCATTTGACGCCCACCAGGGTATTGGGCAGCCACAGGCCATCGGCATGGCGCCAGCCCTGCACCGTGATCTCCGGCCTGGCCGAGCGGCCCATGCGCACCGCAGCCTCCCACACCGCCCGGTCCGTCAAGCCCTTGCTGTCGCTGATATCCTCGGCCACAATAATCAGCGGCCGGTAGCGCGGCACCTTTGTGTCGCCGGCATTGCCTTTCGGCCCGGAGTTCTGGTCCGGGGTTGAAAAATCGTTGCCGAAGTTCTGCCCCTTGCAGATGTAAGCCTGGAAGCGGTCCCGCATGGAAAAGGTGCCGCGGCCGGAAAGGATATTCTCCCCCTGGGTCAGGGTGGTGGGGAAGCGATCGCTGCCTGACCTGGTGATGACGAGGCCGCCCCGGCCATCACTGACCAGCAGCACCCCGCGCATCCTGGCCAGACGATCCAGGGCCTCGAAAACCGTTTCCCCTTCCTGCAGCGCCTGGCTTTTAAACGCCTGGCCATAATCGGTATCAGCGGTCACGGTGATACCGAACGGCCGGCAAAGGTCAGTGGCGATCTGCAGCAGATTGCGGCCGGCCCAGGCGCCTGTTTTAGCAATGGCTGAGCAATCCACCAGGTCGCCTGTCTTGTCCCGGCCCACCACGGTGACGGCATGCTGCTGGCTGTCAAAAAACGGCAACAGGTCATCCACGTAGCCGGTTATAAGCACCTCGCCATCAATGCTCACGGTGCAGGCGTCGCCGTGTTTGATCGGCCACGGCTCGGAGCGGTCGGCCCAGCGCTCGGTGACTCCCAGGGTAAAGGTGCCGCTGATCTGCTCGATGCCGCGGCGGATCTCCACCTCGGTCCAGCCTCCATACTGCGTGCCGTTAACGGTAAGGACGACGGAAGTCTGCGCGCTATCAGGCATTGGTCAGCACCTCAATGGCCACGCCGCCAGGCACAAAGCCAGAATGGCGAAAATTGTTGCGGCTGATGATCTCTTCCGCCCGCCCGGCATCCTGATAGAGCTGGTGGGCCAGCACCAGGGCCGGCAAGGTTACTGCCGGAGTAAAACTGATAAGCCTTGCCATGTTTCCGGCATTGGCGGCCACATAGCGCACCAGGGAGGCGCGCAGATCAGCCAGGGCGCCATAGGCGGCATCATCCGCCGTGTCCATCTGCAGATCAAGCTGGTCTGCCAGTTCGTCACGATAACTGATGGCCTGATCAAGGCTGACAAATTCGCTGGCGCTTGCCGCCCTGGCCGCCTCGATCACCGCGGCCCGGCTGACCAGGGCCGCCATGGCCGTCTGGTTAGCTGCCTGCTGACTCCTGGAAACGGTGGTGCCGCTGATCTCCGGCTCATCTGCCAGGAAATTATACAAAGGCCGGTAGGCATCAAGCGCCCGCCGCGGCCTGTCCGGCAGCAGGGCGATACCTGCCACCAGGTCATAAATGGAAACGGCCAGATCTGCCGGCGTTCTGATCAGCGTCTCGGCCTGGATGGCCAGGGCGCTGAGATCAGCGGCAAAGGAGAACACCGTGGCCGGCAGGTTTGGAATGCTGTTTTTGATGGTCTCGAGCTGGTCTGTCAGCTTATTGACCAGGCTGACGGCATGCTCGGCAATCCATGACTGGCCGGAGACATCAAAGGTCTCGGCAAATTCATCTTTGACAGCCGCAGCTGCTGTCGTTGCTCCACTTTCAACCTTTTCCCCGCTGTCTCTTGCGGCGGAAGGGAAAACGGCCTCTCCGGACTCGATAAAAGTCAGGGAGAAACGGGCCATGCCTCCCTCGCGGGTGGACTCCCTGGGGCCGCGCGCCTCCAGCACGGTGACGGTCAGCTCGCCGAGATACGGGTGGACCAGCTTGCCGGAGCCGCTTTGCTCAAACGCCGCAATGAGACGGTCACGGCCTGCCATGTAGTCAGCGCCATGGACAAAGAGATCCAGGGAGAACTTGCGTGCCTTACGGCCCAGATCCTCGGCATAGGGCTTGTCGCGCAGCGGGTATTCGTGCAGGGCCACCCGGCGGCCTATATCGCCGTCCGAGCTTTCCACCACAAACGGCACGCCCCGGAAGGAACCGGGCAGCAGATTATCCAGCCAGGCCATCAGTGCGACCTCATCATCTGGCCGCTGTCAACGTCCAGGTCAAGATTGTGCGATCGCATGTCGCGGATCACCGCCCTGGTGCCAGGCTGGGTGAGGATCTCCACTTTCAGGTTGCCGGACATCTCGCCGCGCCTTTCAAGTTCGCTGGCAATCAGCCGTGCCTGGTAGGAGTTCGGCCCGCCGCCCATGACATTGATGCGTGACTGCATTTCCAGCAGCTGCTCGGTGGTGCTGGCCTTGGCCTGGCGGCTGGCCATATATTTTCCGGCGGCCTGGGAGGCGGCCGCGGTGACCACGGCCAGAGTGGCAGGGGCCATGGCGCCTGACGCCATGGAAAATTTACTGATACCTGCCGCTCCGGCAGCTCCTGCCGCTCCTCCTGCTCCCGGCCAGATTGATGCCGGCCCGTTGACCACATAGACAGGGATGGCCTCACCGAAACCGGCGGCGCCTGCCATTTTTCCGGCTGCTCCACCCTTGCCGAACATGCTCATGACAGACCGGCCGCCCTGGTAGATCTTGCGGCCTATAATGGCGGTACCGAGCACACCGGCGCCGATGCCGGCAATTTTCAGCCAGCGGTCCACCGTGCCGGCGTCCAGGGAGTTCAAGGCGTCAGCCGTCTTTTGCAATGGCTCCGACAAATTACGGTCGGCAAACTGCTGCCAGGCCGTGTAAAGATTACGCAGGGCGCGGCCGGCATCATGGGCCGCCCTGGCGCTGTCGCGCATAAGCACCGTGCCGTCCGCCTGGACCTGCATGAAATTCTGCAGGCTGGCAAAGCTGCCGGTGCGGTTGAACTCGGCCGCAGCCGCGTTGAAAGATCGCAGCGCCTCCTCGTCAAAGACCTTGGAGAGCAGCGTTTTCTTTCCTCCTGTCTTGCGGATAATCTCCTCCATCAACATGGGCAGCGGGCGCAGCACCTCGCGTCCCTCCTTGGCCGCCTTCTCGTCAAAAACCTTGATGCCGCCGCGCTGCAGCAGCTTGACCTTGTCGGCATTGCCCAGGGTGCGCAGCAGGGCCTCAAAGGCCGTAGCCGCCTGCTCACTGGAACCGGAGCCCTGGCGGATCACCTGCAGCGCCGCGCCCATCTCGCGGATGGCCGGCACGCCGGTGCGGCCCATGGCAGTATATGCCGTGACCACTCTGGAGCCGAGTTGCGCCAGGTTCTGCAGGGTAAAGGCGCCGGCCTTGCCCTGAACGGTGAGGATATCAAGCGCCTCGGCCACGTCCTTGCGGCTGACCAGGCCCATCTTTTCAAACTCGGCGGCAATCTGGCCTATGGCAGATCCGGTCTTGCCGCCGGTGGCGCTGATGGCGATGGCGAAATTTTCCAGGTTGTCCTGGGCGAACTTGAGATCACCTGTTTTTTCGACGATATCCTCCACCGCCGCGGTCAGTTCGCCGGGATCGATGCGGATATGCGGCAGTCTCGAGACATCATAAATCTGCTTTTTCAGCTCGTTTATCTCGTCACCGCTCACATCCGCCTGAATGCCAAGCATAGTAAAACGCTCCTCGAGGCCGATCAGAAAACGGGCCGTACCCACACCGGCCGCGCCGGTGATCAGCGCGGAATAGCGGTTGCCAAGCCGGTCAAGCCCGCGCCCCACCGTGTTCAATGTCCGGTTCAGGCCCTGCATATGGCGCGAACCCTGGTTGCTCAAACGGCCAAGCGAACCGGAGAAACGGTCCGCCTGGCGCTCCAGGTTGCCCTGCAGATCAAGAATGATGGAACTTTTCAGTTCGCCCATGCGCTATAATGCTCCTTCAGAGCAAATGCCCAGGTATAATCGCGGTGAAACTTTTCCTTGCCGAATGTCTCGACCATTTTCTCAAAGATATCTGCCAGCTTTTCATCCATACCGGCATGAATGATCAGATTCTCACGGAATTTGTCATCAGCCTCCTGTTTTTCTTCCTCGTTTCCAGGCTCACCATATGCATATGGCAGGTCATGCTGCAAAGCGCATTTATAGGTGATATCCTCCCAGGTGTGCCCATTGCCGACAAAAGGCTGTAGCAGCATATCAGGCACACAGGAGACGCCGTCAAAACGCCATGGTTTATACTTCCCGGGATTTTCACGGATTCGCCTGGCAAGATGGTCAAACCCGAAATGCACGCACAGGAGCAATCCCCATTCAGGCGTAATAATGTCGCCTATTTTTGGCAATGCAATTTCAGCCACTTTTTTACCTCATCAGAAGATCACAAGTTCTCAGCATGCGGCGCAGGGACAGGGCGGCGATTTCCGCCCTTGTCCAGCCAGTGCGCATTGCTATGAGCAGCTGCAGCTGCTCAAGCGGTTCCCTGGCCGCGATCAGCTCGCCCCCGGTCTTTCAGGCCGGAGATACCGGCAGCCTCCAGCTCTTCCGCTTTTTTCTGCAGCAGATTCAGGTCAACAGGATGCAGCCGCTTGATCTCGGCCAGGGTCAGCGGCCCCTTGTAGTCACCGATACTGACGATCTGCCGGCGCAGGGTATGGATGCCCACCATGGTCGGGCTATGCACCAGGGCCGGCTCCTGCTTGTCATCACCAGGCAGCAGCACCAGTTTCTCCGACTCCTCCATGGCGTCGATGATATCGCCGCTGGTGGCCTCGCGGATGATGGCATCCGAATGCACGATCTCGCCTATTTTCAGGCCATAGGTTAACGGGACATTGACGGCAGCCATGTTATGCCATCTCCTGGGCCGGCGGCCCCTCGAACTGCAGCGCCACCCGGCCGCCTTCGCTGGCCTTGAGCGCCGGCGTGTTCAGCAACCACGCACCCTGCTGCACATACTGCTGGCCGGTGTCGCACTCAAAACTGATGGTGACGTTATCCCAGCCGCGCATATCGGCCAGCCTGGTGTCCGTCCCCACGGAAATCTCGCACTCCAGCCTGGACGGCTTCGGTGTCTCGAAAAATCCCTGGACCTCGTTCTGGCCGACCAGGGTGGTGCGCTCGCTGCCGCCTATATCAAGGCTTGCCCCAGGCATAGACTCAAGCGCCTTCCCGTCCACCTTGATGATGGCCTTACCTAATTTTTTTGCCATTTGTTGCTCCTTACAGGGCAGGCACAAGACCTGCCCCTACGTCATTACAGAATAAACTGCACCTGGGCCGCAAAGATCCTCAGCTGGTTGACCAGATCAGGCGGGGCCAGCACGTCGACCCGGTTGCGGTCATTGGCGTTGCGCTCCACGATCAACTCGTCCTTGTACTGGTCCAGATTCTCCAGCAGCCCGGCAATCTCCCACTCACGAGCCAAGGCGATCAACTCGGCCTTGATGGTTTTCGGCGTGACGATCGCCTGTCCAGGCCCGAAGCTGGTGCCGTCATCCGCCAGCTTGTGGCGCGGGAACTTCTGGGTGATGCGCGCACGGATCGAATAGCGCATATAGGAGAGCGTCGCCGGCGTGGTGATATCCAGATAGCTGGGATCAGCCACCCCGAAGGCATTTTCCTGATACATGGTGACCAGCCGCTCGATGCGCACCTGGCCTCCGCTGTCCACATAATGGGTGGCCACCCCGTCATAGAGCAGCAGATTGCGCTCCTCCTGGGTCCAGCGCACGGTAACGGCCGGCGGCATGATGCCGGATTCCACCAGCGTCTGCATGGGCCGCGCCGGGTCGATGGACAGCGAGGCGGCAGCCTGGGCCGCCACCGCCGCTGCCCAGAGATAGTGGGGCTGCGGGGCAATATTGGTGCCCATGCAGCAAACGTGCGGGCTGTTGCGGCCGTCTCCGAAGGTCTGGGTAGCGCTGATGTCGCCCCGGAAGGCTGTAAAGGCAATGCCGTCGATCATCCTGGTGCCGCTGGTGCGGGACAACAGCTCAGCTTCCAGCAGGGTCAGGTTGGCGGCGTCGGCATAAGGCATGACAATGCCCTGATACCATTCGTCACCCATGGCGGCGATGGTGGCGGTAATGTCCGGGTTTGCCGCGCCGCTGGCCATGGCCACAATGGTGCCGACCAGCCCGGCCGGGATTTTCTCGCCGGTATAGTAGTTGAGCCGCAGATCAATGGCGTTGCCGTTCTCGCCCTTGTTGCGGGCGGTAAATGTCACCACCCCCACATTGGCGGCAGCAGTCACCGGCAGCGAGGTGTCGGCAGTGACCGCCGCGGCCACCGCCGTGGCAATGGTGGAAACCGAATCACCGGAGGCCACTGAGGCCAGTATCCGCTTGCCCGCCACATAGAGATAAACCACGCCCGCTTCGGTTGGCGCGCCGGTGAATGTCAGGGTGCCGGTGGCGGCCACTCCCGCGCCGTTGTCCGCCTGCGGCATGGCCCAGCTCTCGGTGAATTTGTTGTTGGCCTTCAGCGTGCGAAACATTTCCGCCAGCTGGCTGCCGCGGCCGAACTGCTGCTCAGCCTGGTCATAGCTGGTGATCAGAATCGGCACATTGGCCGTGGCAATACCGGTTGACAGCATCTGACCCAGCACCAGCAAACGGAAGGGGATGGCCGGCGTGCCGACCACGGCCCGGCTGTTGTCGAACTCGACATAGGCCAGCGGCACCCGCAGCGCCGAGGGGATGGTGTTGAATGATATGGTCATTTACGGACCTCCTTTTTAGCGGACTCCACCACAACAACGGACCCGTCCGCCAGACGCCTATGCCAGTAGGTTGACATCTCCACATCCTCGCCGTCCGCCGCCAGAGTACGGCGCGGATCAGCGGGGAAGCGGACGATGCCGCCAATCCTGGCCGGCTTGATAAATAATGTTTTTGCCATTTGCTTACTCCTGCGGCAGATCTATCTGGTCGCTGGCGTCAATAGTGCCGTCCGTCGGCGCCAGATCGTAATCAACATAAGCGCGGAGGAAATCGTCCAAATCGGCGGCGGACGCCCTGGACAAATCCACCTGCTGGGAAAACGATAATGCCCACAGGGCAATGCCGTTTTCGTCTACCTGTTTAGAAAACAGATTTTCCGCCCGGCACCCCCTGGCGCCGTCCACTGACCCGTCCAGCCCCCAGCAGTTATCCGGCAGCAGGGCGGCAATGGCCGCCACCATGGTCATGGCCGAGATGTGCCGGCTGACGCCTGCCTGGTCTGATGCCACCACAAAAATCACACAAGCGGCATCCGCCTTGGGAACCAACCCCTCAAAATTAATATTGCGCATGCCAAGGCAGCACACCCTTGCCGATGGAGATCTGGCCGCCGCCCGTTTAATCTCCGGCAAATCAAACCTGCCTCCGTGGATGGCGACCTCCCGCATGGTAGTCACCTGATCGGCCAGGGTGGAGACAATGGCCTCAAGCAGTTGCACCAAAATCATGGCATCACCCTCATTAGAAAATCATCCACGGTTTTCTCCAACTCATTTCCATCATCATTAGACAGTCCTATAAAGTCACGGGCGGGAATGTTGCGCTCCTTGTCGCCATACTGCTGAGTGGCCGCATAAATCATATTGCTGCCTGCTTCCACCCTGTCACCGGATAGAAATACGGCATAGGTTATGGAGTCGAGCAAAAAACCTCCGGATTCCAGCAGAGATTGCCCACCATGCCGCGTTTTCGCATAAGCGTCAGACCAGTCAGGCCAGGCGTCCCCCTGGGGGCCTGCCTTGTCATCCTCGATGCGCCGGCGCGTCTGGCTCTCCACTTTAGCGCCGATCACATCGAGCAGGCCGCGGCGGTCCAGCTCGCTGATCCGCGCCACCCGCTCACGCAGCATGGCCACTCCGGAGAGGTCATATTTAAGTCCGACTCCTGCCATCAGCGCATGTCTCGCATGCTGGATCGGGTAAAAACCCGCTCGCCGGCCGTGAATTGTGCGCCACTGCCGCCTTCCGGCGCGGATGGATCAGAGGCAAACAGCTTAACCGTTCCCTTAGCAACCAAACTGAGGAACTTGATGGCATCCTCGAAACGCCGGCGGCATTCTTCAGAGACAACGGATCCCTTGGCGCCGCGGTACATGGCTATGTCACAACAGAACAACGGCAGAATCGGCGGCACCGTGGCCAGCGGCAGCGTATAGACCCCGGCCAGATAGCCGTCAATCTCGCTGGACGCATCGGCCAGAGCGGCAGCCTCGGCCACGCTGTCCACCGCCCCGGTGTTGTCCCGGTCAAAGGTGACGATCACGGCTTCATCGCCGTGGCGGTTCACCAGATCGTCATGGGTGGCGTAGGCCATGATCAGCTATCCTTTTTTTTGCCGGTTTCTTTCTTACCGGCCGCATCCTGCTCCGGAGCAGCCGGCACCTCGCGAACCATCAGCATCGGCTCGGCCTTGAGGGCCTTAATCTCCTCAGGCGACCATTTGCCGTCAGGCCAAGTGGTCGCCTCCTTGCTGTGCGCTACTCCGCAGCGGCGGAATTTGTCTTTTTTGGCGGTTATTTCAATCGGCATTTTTTAATCCTCGGAAATTATATTGTTTGAAAAGGGGCGGCATTCGGCCGCCCCTGCAACAGACTATCAACTACCGGATCAACCAGCGCCGGTGGAAGCGGCCGACAGCTGCCAGAGACCATAGCCTCCGTTGCCGCGCGCCTCGGCGCCAAACAGGAACTTTTTGCGCATGAACACGTTTTCGCTGTCCATACCGGTCTGCTGGACAAATACCGGGGCTTTGCGTTCTTGAAAAATAAACGGTTTAAGCGGCCGGTTGGTGACGTGCAGCATGTACATGGTGGCGCTGGTCAGCCGCGGGTTGACTTTTACCGTGCAGGTGCCCTTGTATGGGTTCGGACTGTTGTCGCCCAGTTTGTCTGATGTGGCGATGATATTGGCGTGTCCTTCCAGGGCAGGCGGCACCTCAAGCAAATCCGGCACCAGACCGAGCGGACGGCCTTCGTCATCGGTGAATCCCATGATGGCGTGGCGCAGGGCGCCATAACTCGCCTCAACCAGGGCCAGGGTAGCGGATGACAACACCGCTGTTTTTTTGTTTGACACGCTGGAGGTGGCGCCGCTGCCGTCGCCAACCGGATGATCGGTGTCGTAAAAATACTGGCCGTCATAGCACAGGTTGGTCATGGAGTTGTTTTTGAGATCAGCATCGATCTCATCCGGCAGCTGCTTGGATGAAAAACCAGCTTCCTGTGCCATTGGAGCATAGATACCCAATGTTTCATCATCGATATCGTTGCGGTCAACCTCGACCGTGGTTTCCCAGTCTTTATTGATAATGGTATAGCCGAAAGCGGACAGGGCCTTGATAACCTTGTCGCCCAGCCATTCGCGCATTTTGGGAAACCGGGACAGCCAGTTGTAGTTATTCTGGCTGGATCCGGACGGCACCCGCATGGTGGTCTTTTCCCAGCCGGACGGGGCAGCATCGAATGCCTTATTGAATGTGGTCTTGAGGTTGACGAACACGGCCTCAAGGTTTGCTTTGTTGACGATCATAAAAAACCTCCTGATGCTTGAACGATTAAACGTTTGAACGGTCAAACGTCAGTTAAAAAGCCGTCTCGATATCAACCCACACCTTGGTGGCTGAGTAATACTCAACGATCTTGCCGCAGGCGATATCGTTGGTTGTGGTTGCCGCCAGCCCAACGGTCTGGTCATCCACCAGGTAGACGACGTCTCCCACATTGGCCTGGGTGGCAGCTGCGATGGCAAAAAGATAACAGCCCCTGCGCCGCACATTGCACGTAATATCTCCGGCCGCCCCTCCGGTATTGTCCGCCCGCGCATCTGCCACGCCGGCAAAAATCAGCCCGGCGGTATCGCTGCCAGGGTTGAGGTATCCATCCGCATTTACCGCTACGAGCGACCCGCCGTAAATGCAGTCATCAGCCACCACGGGGAGGGGAATCAACTCCCCGTCCTTGCGCTGGGTGTTTCTATCTTCCGTTAATGCTGTCATGTAATCTCTCCTGTGAGCGTTTAAGCGTTTAAACGTTTAAGCGTTTGAACGTTAGTTGCTCCCGTATTTTTTGATATCATCAGCCGAGTTGCCGAACATCGCCGCGATTTTTGCCTGGTCCGCATTCATGGCCACGCCATCCTGGTTATGGTCCTTGCCGTTTAGCCCTGAATTATCAGCAATAACCGGCGCTGTTTTAATAAACTTGCGGAATTGCTCCAGGCCGCCATCAGCTCGGCAAGTGGCCAGATAAAAATCCTTACTTGCCGGAGTGATCTTACCAGCCTTCATGGCCGCCTCGATCTCGGCATTGATTGCCGTTTCCGTCTGCTCCTTGGCCTGATCGGCCAGTTTCTGCTCGGCGGCCGTTGCCCTGTTCATTGCCTGGTCGTAATCGCCGCGCGGCACAAACTTGTCGAGACTCGGCGTCTCCGCCCTGTTCAAAGCCGTGGCCAGATCAGCCTGCATTTTGCTTACAGCGTTGATCGCCTCATCCTCGGTCGCAGTCTCCGCCAGCCCGAGTTTGGCGCACATCTTTTTCCACATCGCATGTTCCTCCTGTGGTGTTGTTGTTTGGCGGTTCAGGGCAGGTAAGCCCAGGTTATGATTGTTTGTCAGTCCGGCGCTTGTAAGGCGCATGATTTCCAAAGTTTTTTTGTCGTAGATAAAAACAGGGCTGATATAGCGGTATTTTTTACCACCCACCAGCTCAACTCCCTCGGCGTTCCATTCAACATCACCGACAATGGCGCCGTTATCCGCCACCCGGATGTTTTTTATCCAGCCCACTGCCGGCGCCGGTTCCCCCTTCGGCGCCTTGATCTGGGTGGCGTGCTCAATGTCTATCGGCAAATCAGCCTGGTTGGCTACAAACGCCTCAACCAGTAACTGTGGGTTAGTCAATTTCCACGCACGGCCATCCCGGCCGACGATATCAGGCCCAGGCGGCAGCAAGGGGACAACGCCATTTTGCCCAACTTCAAAATTAAGGGCGAACGAGGCTGCTTCCCTTTCTTCGCTGTTTATTGCTTTTTCAAGTTGCCCTATACCCATGTGGTCCATTCTAATCGTGCCTCCAGGAGTCGTGTAAGCTGCAGCGTTTCATTACTTTTTTAATGTGCGTCGGAGCTGGCCACCGGCAGACGCAAACCATCTTCGAACTATCTTTAAATTTCTCTGTGCGCGGTCTTTGCGGTGGCTCCCGTGTGTCGGGGCGACCGCCATAAAAAATCGCTTAAAATCGATTTAAACGCTTCCAGCGGTTTTAATGGCGTAGGCTTCCAAATCTCGTTTGATCACCGCGGCCAATTGCGGGTCCGCGGCGGCCATTTTACCGGCCAGCATTTTTTCCATGGCCTGTTGCCTGTATTTCCCAGGATTTGTGTCCCAGCCAGGATCTATCCCCTCAGGCACCATCTCGGTCTTGCCGGTGCGCTTGTTCTTCCACCTTTGCAGACGGATAACCGGCGCCGTGGTGCGTACCGGCTGCCGCGTCTTGTCGCGGTGTCCGGTCGGCAACCCTGTTTCCGGGTTAATGATCTGCTTTCTGTCAGCCGCCGGCAAACCTCCCTTGACCAGTCCGGCATGCTCCGCGCGGTCGATCTGCCGCACCCTGCACTTGCAGCCGCAGCCGTTCGGCGGCATGTGGCTGTCCCACCACGGGTCATCAATGGGCAGCAACGTGCCGTGCCAGGCCACATGCTCATCCCTGTGCTCGCGGCTTGGCCCCAGGGTGCGCAGCAGATAGGGCAGATCCTCTTTTGTGCGCTCGGCCCGCTGCCATTGCCCGGCGGCATGGGCAGAGCGCATGTTGGCCTCATAAATCGTTTTCAGCCGGCGCGGGCTGCCAAGCTGGGCTTGCATTACTTCGCCGGTGAGCGGATCAATGGCCTCCTGTCTGCCCCACCAGCCGAGTTTTTCCAGCAGCGGCTGCAGCTCATTTTGGAACTGGCGCAGGGTTTTACCCTGGCTGATGGCCATTTCCACCTGCAGCTGCAGAGCCGATAACACATCCAGCTCGGTCGCCTTGGCCACGGTAAAGGCATAGGCA